TATTTTAATTCCTGCATATGAAATATTAAATAGAACAAATTATGAATGGTTCGCTCGTTTATCTCCCGAACAAGTATTGAAATCGGATACCATTATAGGTAAATATATTTTACTAGCAAACGCACCTTACAAAAAAGAATTCACTGTTGAGGGTTTTGAAGAAAAAGGTTGCAGTGGTGATGGTAATCGTTCTCATCAATCTGAGTGCTCTAAATGGTGGTATTCGCCTCTTTTAAATGGTGAAGGCATTTATTGTATACCTCCATTAAGAGGTGGCCTTAAACCTGATTTGATTCTAAATACAAATTATCCTAATTATTAGATTATTTTATCGGTGTATAGTTTTTATTGGTGATGTGAAATAATTATAACTTTGTGATATAGTTATAATTATCTAGTGTTAGAGTTTATGTGAATTATCATGTTAACTTATTGTACCGTTTTTGTCTTCTCTTTACAAAATATTTATTATTATTTATATAATCATAACAATATAAGCAGACAAAAAAAATCATAAAAAGTAAAATGATACATAATAATTTTGAAACAAAATATATGATTGAAAATCCCGGTTCAGGGGATACATCTAAATTTAACAATGAAATTATTGTATTTTTAGAATAAGAAACTACTATATTGTCTTTGTTCGACCATGTTAATTTATTTTCTGTGTTTGGATATGTCTGGTAACAAAGAGGTATATAATACAAATATCTGTTTGGTATTCCATTTTCAATAATAACATCCCAATGTTTCAATTGCAAATTTAACGGTTTGTTTCTCGTTTTTTTCGAATAAACAATTGCATGCATCGAACATGATTTATATGATTTGTATTGTTTTAGATTATATGAATATGGAACAATGACAATCGGATTACAACCCAAATAATAAATAAACTCTTCGTCTTTTTTGCTATTTAAAAAATCATTTACACAGGTTATGTTTTTTGGATCTTTAATTTTTGGACTAAATATAAAATCGTCTTCCAAAATAAGTATATTATCGTAATTTTGTTCGTTTGCATGTTTAAAACACTGTAAAAACGCATCTGTTAAATCTTGATAAGAAACTTGTTCTATTAATTTTTTTTTGCATTTTTTGAATCCTTGGTTGAAAACAATATATACTGTTTTTGTCGGTTGATACTCTTTTAATTGTTCTTGAACATGATTCAAACGCCCGTTATCGGATAAATGAATTATATAAGTGGCATCAACACTATTATCTAATAACCCTTTTTCATAATTGTTTTTTTCGAATTTATAACAATGTTTATTGGAATCTACGTCCATAATATTATTATACGAATATATAATATTTTTTTGGGTTTATTTATTCAAATTACTTAGTATTACTTATTAATATTGGAATTTTTAAATAAAAAACAACAATTAACATAACAATTAAAATATATTTAACAAAAATAGGATTTTTCCTATAACAAAGTATCATTATAAAAGTAATAATCCAAAACATTTCCTTAATAAATGCATAATTAACACCATTAAAATAATAAAATTTTTTGTGATATGGATTATAATATGGATCTTTTCCGAGTTCGTATCCTATATTTTCGAGTTTTTTTTCAAAATAACTCAAAATACATTCACCTTTTAAAATAGTCCAAGATAACACAGTTAAAAACGCATATACTACTATATATATATCAAATATAGGATTCATAATATATGGATATAAACATATAAATATGTCATTTAAAAAATGAATATTTTGTATTCCTTCGAATGCTATTTCTTTATAGATCATTCTATATATAAATTCAACTATTATTTATTATATATATTTTTTTATTTTCATTTCTATAAAAAAAATACCTGCAACATTTATTAAAACAATAGTTTGTATAATATTATTTCCTTTGTTTCTAAAATAAATAACAAATAATTCATAAAAAATAAGTAATCCTATTATTATTACAATATAATCATTACCATATAAATAATCTCGAAAAGGATAATAGGTAGGATTTGATCCTAATACATATCTGGGGTTTATTAATTTTTTATCAAGAACCGACCAAATACATTCATATTTAAAAATCAACTTTAACAATACAACAACTAATAAATAAATTACAAACAATAAATCAAATGATTTGGGAAACAAAAATATATAAAAACATGTAATGAATTCACAAATCATATGTAAATACATACTACATTTTAAAATAATTGATTTATTCATTAATATATATTAATCACATAATAATATAATTAATTATATTAATTATTATTTGTAGTATTATATATCTACGAATTGAAAGATGTTAATATTTTTTTAAGTTTATTTAATATCTTTTTGTTATATTTTAAGCAAATATATATTACAATTATTATTAGTATTAAAAAAAATATTAGTTGCAGTTTGCAAAATAGTTGTATTGATATTTTTGTAAATAAATCATCATCTGATAGCCATGATCCTGAGTAAGTTGAATAACTTATTATATTTTGCGTTTTATTTATGTCACATTTATTACAAAAATTACATACATTTAATTCACTTATAATTATGATTTTATCTATGGTATTATTATTATAATATTGGATAAATAAATATCCAGAACCAGCGCTTCCATGAATATCAACCAAGTATATATTTGTTCGTTTTTCTGATATATTTTGAATACATTGATAAATAAAATTGCTTCCTTTATTTGCGATTATTAAGTCGTTATTAATAAACTTAATTGGTAAAATATGTTGTATTCCACTAAATATAACGTCATAATCAATATATTTATTCACTATTTCATCATATGATTTAATTGATACTCTATCTAAATCGCTATATATACCACCATATATATATAAAATAATTAGTCTTACCATATCACATCTCATAATCGGATACCTAAAATTTATAAATATATCATATTTATTTGGAAAATATTGTTTAACTAATTCATAACATTCTTTCCCATTCCATATTCTTATTTCATAACCTTTATTTATTTTTTTACATATATCAATGTTTTCAGATAATTCTTTGGGTATAACTGGATTTTCGTCAAGTTCGTTATTAAAATTAATCCAAATAAAATGAATAATTTTTGGTATCATTACAATATATAATATATATATATATATATATTGTATATAATATATACTGTGAATATACAATCAATACAAATATGTATAATATATCCATAAACATATACTTGCACATGCAATCAACCTAATCTTGATATTTTTTTTATTTCTAAATATCATATATAACAGAGTACCTAATATTAATATCGCTTTTAATGTAATAATATGTTGATTTGAATGATATTCTTCATGTGGATGCCATTTTACATTATCTCCCAATTGATAATCACTATTTATTAATTTTTTTTCTACATAACTTATAATACATTCATTCTTTAATAATCCCCAATGAATTGTTTGTAACAAAACAAAACTGCAATAATAAATATCATAAATACGACTAAAAATAAAAATATAAGACATTAAAAAAACATCTATAAATATATGAAATAAAGTTATGTTATACAATAATATTGAATTATCCATTATATATATAATTATATATAATTTATACGACATTATGTGACATTATGTGACATTATGTGCCATTATGTGATATTATCATATTCAACTATATATTACCTAAATCATTATGCTGTTATCTATAGGTCTATACGACGTTCTTTCAACATGTATAAATTGGTTAATACAATGCATAATGTACCGATTATTTTTTGCATGGTAATTTTATCATTATTTAAAACTACACCATATACATAAGACATAACAATACCAAAATATGTCAATATAGCATAAATGTAAGTATCTAATCTTGAAATTGCGTAAAAACGTAGATAATAACCAAATAAACCAATAAACGCATTTACTGCTAATGACAGTGATAAACCACTATATAATTGCATATTGATTATATTTTTCCATAAATAAGGTGTTAAAACACTTGCACCAATAAAATATGATAAAAATATATGGTTCCAATTGTTGAGCGTTTTTATATTTTTAACAAAATAAAAGATGAATGCTTCCGTTAAGGCTGCTATGAATGCAGCGATAATACCTTCATTCCAAAAGTGTTCTTTCACCGTTGTATCATTTTTAATAATAGAGTCTTTCCTACTATCAGGATTGTTTTTATACAGTTCTTTTTTACTATCATTTGCTATTAAATATACACCAAACAAAGGTATTAATAAAATTGGAGTGAGGGGTATTCCATATAATAACAATATGATAATAGGATAGATATAATATAATGTAGTAGCTACACCACTATCTAATAGTTGAAAACTACGGTAGGAAAAATACACATGTAATATTGTAGTAAGTGACAATAATAAACCATAAGTTGATAGTATTGATTTATAAATGAATACCCAATCAACAAAAAATGCGGATATTGCAACATACATAAAAAACCTAGACCATATCTGTAAAATTAATTCAACATTTATTTTTTTAACAAATATCGAATAAAAACTTAATAATGATTCTCCAACCAATTTACTGACAATTGCCAAGTACATGTTTATACTTTATAAATATAATATAATAATTCAATTATATACACATTTGGACTTTCAGTATAATCTATTATTCCATGCAACCAACCAGCGTACAAACAAATCAATTATAATAAATATAATATTCTATTTCATACAACGATTTATCGTATTTGATTTTTGATGTATAAACAATGTTATTCATATTACATATTTGTCTAACAACTGTCATAAATTTATTATAGGTAATTTTTCGGTCTAAATATTTTTGTTTCGATGTAAAATAATACGGCTTACATGTATTTAAAAAATCATTTATTTTTTCTGTAAAAATACCTTTTTTATATGATATATTATTGAATATATAGTATTTTTCATTTTTAACGCACAAATCTTCTAATAAATCAAACAATATATGAGAAGGAATTCTCTCTTTAAATATTTGTAATGACATATTTATTATATTATATTAACATAATATAATATAATAAATGATAAAAACAGTTATATTTTTAATTATAATTATAATTGTAATAACAAAATTAAATTCTCATTATAGAAATTTATATAATAATGTTTTTCAAATATCTGAAAACTACATCAAGTCATTTCTAAAAACAAATCCGCTATTTTTATATATATACGTACCTGTTTTGTTTTTTTTAGCTTCCAAAGTATCATTATTTGAATATGCAAATGGTTATTATGTCTCACACATTAAAAAAATGTTATTAAGCGTTAATAAACAAAGTGACAAATATAACCAACCCAAACCATTTATCGACGAATTAACCATTATATCAATTGTTGTATTTTCATTAATTTCGACCATTTCAGGTAGCAGTTTAGGCAGTGAAGCTGTAATGATTTATTTGTCTATATCATTGATAAACTATTTATATTTTAGCTGTAAAAAACTATTTAACCTTGATAATATAAACACTGAAATACTAATTTATACAGGTTACGCTATTGGTTTTGATGCAACATTTACATCCCTCATTTCTACTATTACATACATTTTTGAAAAAATGTTTATTAATCATTCCAATTTATTGTATAGTTATCATGTTATTGTCTTATTACTCATTGTTTTATTAATACACATTTCTATTAAGGATCGAAATCCAATAGTAGTCATTGATAAAATACAATTTGTATATTCCAATATATCCAATCTATTGTATATCATTATTTTTTCTATTATTATCGGCATAGTTTCTTTTATGTTTGTTTCATCATTTATATTTTTATATGATACTGTTAAAAAAAATAAATACAAAGATGTATTGGTTGTTATATTTGGTTTATTGTTAGCATTTATGATTCAAACATGTGGTCTATTTATTATCGGTACAAATGAATATGTTATAAATGAAGGATTTAAAAATGCGGATACGATGGATAGTAGTAACAATATAAATGTAAAATTCAATTACAAAAATGTGATTGGCAAAATATTGAATTGTATTATTTCTTTGGGTTCAGGGTTGTCTGGTGGTATGGTTATTCCATCCATGACCATTGGTACAGGTATAGGGTCTTTATATTCTAATTTATTAACCTCTAAATATTTTAAACCAATACAAAATATTATACCTATGACAATGCCCGTTCAAAATATAATGTATATTGGAATGGTTGCATTTTTAAGTCCTATGTTGGATGCGCCAATAACAAGTGCTGTAGTAATTAACCAAATATCAAATCAAGATTTTAACACACTACCAATATCAATTATATCTTCATTCATAAGTTATTATGTGTATAAAAAATTACACAAATAATATAAAAATATAGCATTTATAACATTTACAATACAATATTATTGTAAATATTATAAAGGGTAAATGTTACTACAAAATATCAAAAAATTACCACAGGTATTACAAGACCATATAAATTCATACAACGTTGAACATAGACAATTGATGAAAGAAGTATGCAAAAATTTATTGTTTTATTATAAAGAAATGGAATGTCATAATTGTCATAATAGTGTAAAGCGAATTAGCCCTGAAACTGTATCAATTGGTGGACATTATGAATATTTTTATTGTTCTATGGATTGTTTTTATGATGATAAATGGTGATTGATAGTATGTGAATTGAAAATACTCAATATATTATTTGTAAAGAGAGCTAATTCTATTTCTTCCTCATGAATATTATGAAAAATTGTAATATATTTACATATATATGGAATAATTATATATTTTTCATGTTCACTTAATAAACGTGTAATTTTAATATACAGGAAAAAATTGTCTAAAATATCCATAATAGAATATCCCTTATCATATATGGAATACAATAGTTGAATCGCATCGTGTAACTTATTATTTTTTAAATATATTATATAATCATCAAAAGAAATAAAACTTATATTGGTACACATTTGCATAGCAAGATCCAATGTTATGTATTCATTATAAAGTTTGAATTTTTCCATATAATTTATCAAAATTTTCACAGTATTATTTGATACATTCAAAACAAATTCATTGGCATTTTCAGATATTTGGATATGTTCCGTTTTTTTTATTTTTTCTATTATTTTAATTAAATTTTCACGCTCTAGTTGTTTGATTTTTACTATTATAAACCGCGATTGAATACTTTCTATCACTTTTTGCATGTTACTACAAGACGCGATAAAATGGACGTTATGACTGTATTTATCAATCGAATTTCTGAATATTTGTTGACATTGTTCGTTGATTAAATCCAAATCATCGAATATCACAATCTTTTTTTTATTTTTAATGATGGATGATGTCTGGCAAAATATTTTAACATCTGTACGATAATAATTTATTCCTTGTTCTTTCAAACTATTCAAATATAAGACATTGTCGTTATATTGATTATAATCGTAATCTTTATAATATTCTCTTATTAATGAATTTAATATTGATGTTTTACCTGATCCCATATCGCCTAATAACAATAAATTCAATTTATCTATTTTTATTAAATCATGAAACATTGTTTTCATCGTTTCACTCATCTCAAAATCATTCAAAAAAAGTGGTTGAAACTTATTCACAAATAATTTATTATCCATGGTGGGTTTCTATTTAGTAGTTTTTTACAATTACTTACTTATAATATTAAACATAAAAAACATTTAAATTTATATATTAAAATATTAATTATATCCAAGTGTAGAAAAAATTTACTGATGCCAACAGAGAATCATTATGAAACATTGGGAATTACAGAGGGTGCAAGCGAGAGTGAAATAAAACAAGCATTTAGAAAGCTTTCTCTCAAATATCATCCAGATAAGAATCAAGGAAGTACCGAAAGCGTTGGTTTATTTCATAAAATAAATGAGGCTTACGAAGTTTTGGGAGATCCATCAAAACGTAAAGAATATGATATGATGAGAAAAAATCCATTTGCAAGTATGATGGGTGGTATGGGTGGTATGGGTGGTCCAGGTATGCCTCCCGGGTTTGCGAGTCACCACGAGTCATTTGATAATATCGACGAAATTATTAATAAATTTTTTGGTGGCCCAATGGGAATGGGAATGGGTTTTCCAGGTGCTATGCACATGAATATGGGACAAGGGATGGGACAAGGAATGCCGAATATTCAAATATTTCGCAATGGTGTTCCAATCAATGTAAATCGTTTTCAAAAACCTACCCCTATTACCAAAAATATTACAATAAATATGAATCAGGTGTTAACTGGAGATAGCATTCCGGTTGATATTGAAAGGTGGATTACTGAAAACGAACACAAGGTATTTGAAAAAGAAACAATATACGTTACTATTGAAAAGGGTATAGATTCAGGTGAAATAATAGTATTAGAAGGAAAAGGGAATATTGTAAACGACCAATGTAAAGGTGATATTAAAATATATGTGAATGTTGAAAATAATACACAGTTTCAACGATATGGAATTGATTTATTATTAGAAAAACATATTTCACTGAAAGAATCATTGTGTGGTTTTAGTTTTGAAATTAAATATATAAATGATAAAAACTATACGATCAACAATACACAAGGAAATATTATTACACCCAATTATAAAAAAACGATTCCTGGAATGGGGTTGGAGAGAAATGGTAAAAGAGGCAATTTAGTAATCCATTTTATTATTGAATTTCCTAGTAGTTTGTCGATTGATAAAATTAACGAGTTGCGGGATATTTTGTAATTTTTACAAAGATGAAAATGGACGAATTGCTACCAAAATATTATAGTATTACTATAATATATATATTTTATGTCATTATATTTAGATTCCAATCAAAAACAACCCAATATACATAAGTCATTAGGATTTAATCGTAATAACATGGATACTAAGGATACTAAGGATACTAAGGATACAAAGAATACTAAGAATAAAAAACTAACGAATACCGACGTAACAAAGGACGGTAAATTAGATGCTGTTAAAATGTCGTTTACCCTTACCTATGTTCTTTTGCTAACTACTTCATTAATTACCTTTATTGAATCTATGCGCACACAAAATCCTTTAATTCGACATATTTTTAATTTAGAAACAGCTGTTTCTTTGGTAGGCGGTTATTTTTATTCAGTATTTATTGTTATGATTGATGATTACAAAAAAAATAACGTACCATTTGATTGGGATGCAATAACAAAGATTCGTTACCTGGATT